TCTAGGTTTGGCGAAAGCGTTAGAAGAGTTCGCTGCACGTTTCTTCGGTCAAGGCTCAAGTGCTTCCGGCATCATCGAGTTCCCTGGCAACCTAACTCGTGAGCAGGCAAAAGATTTGGTGAATGGCTTTGAGGAAGGTCATCGAGGGTTGCGTCGTTCACATCGTCCAGGCATCCTGTTCGGTGGCGCAAAGTTCACCAAGACCACAGTGGACAACGACTCGGCACAGTTCCTTGAGTCACGCCGTTTCGCCATCGAGGAGATTGCCCGTATCTTCCGTGTGCCACCAGCAATGCTTGGACACAACTCGGCTGGGGCGATGTCGTATGCGTCGGTGGAAATGAACGGCATCAACTTCGTCACCCACACGCTCAGGCCATACATCTCCAAGATTGAGGACGGCTACCAGAAGTTGCTCAACGGTCGAGCATTCTTGAAGTTCAACGTGGACGGTCTATTGCGTGGCGATCAGGCTTCCCGCTATGCGTCATTCTCTACAGGTCTCCAGTCAGGCTTCTTGTCAATCAACGACATCCATCGCATCGAGGACATGTCACCTGTGATTGGTGGAGATTCGTATCGTGTGCCACTAGCGAACGTGGACATTGGTGCTGCGAACTTGGCTGAACTAGACAAGAAGTCTGTGATTGCTCAGCGTCTTATCCTCGCAGGATTTGATCCTGCTGAAGTGATGAGTGCTTTGGAATTACCATCTATCGCGCACACTGGTGTCCCATCAACCCAGTTGCAGCCATTGGCCACGATCAACCCTGCCGATCCTGCCGCAGCTTACGAGGTGAAGTCACAGAACATGGATATCAACATGCCTGAAGTGATCTTGAACTACACGCCACCGGCAGTGAATGTTCCTGCACCGATCATCAATGTGCCTGAGACTGTGGTTCGTGTCAACATCCCAGAGTCAAGGCCAACCGTGCGCACTGTTGAACGTGACGCTGAGGGACGTATCTTGACGATCACGGAAAGGGTTGAAGACTAATGGCACACGGAATTGGTGCATATCTTGGAAACGCTTGGCTGAATGCTTTGGGCAACAACACATCGTTCGCTATTGCGCAAGTGTATGTGAAACTTCATGTCGGTGATCCTGGTGCCAATGGGACTGCGAACCCTGCAACCGAGACAACGCGGAAGGCTGTGTCGTTTGGGGTGGCTTCGGCTGGTGTGTTGACTTCTGATGACGATGTGACTTGGACGAACATTGCTGGGTCTCAGGATGCGAATCATTTCACGGCTTGGGATAGTTTGACGACAGGCAACTTCTTGTTCTCTGGAACGATTACTGCGAACCCGTATGACGCTGGTGATACCTATGCGATTGACGCTGGCAATCTCACCGCTTCGTTGACGCTCGCCTCGTAGGTTTGTGATGGCCGTTCAACGGTTCGTACTCGACTCAACCACACTTGACAACACAGGCTTCGGCCTTGATGGTGGTGCCGCGTTCATTCTTGACTCGTCAGCTCTTGACGGTGACCGAGTCTTGGATGGTGGCGAGTTTCTAACTGTCGCAACTGCGGCATCGACTCTTGGTGGCCTTGCAAGTACGGCCACTGCAACTGTGGTCAAGGTGGCGGTGGCTTCGTCGGCGTTGGGTGGTTTGGTTGCGTCTGCGCAGGCTAAGAAAAGGAAGGCTGCTGTTGCGGTGGCGAGTTTGGGTGGGCTTGATGCTTCTGCCACGACGAAGGTTGCCAAGGATGTGATTGCTCAGGCAAGTTTGGGTGGGCTTGATGCGTCTGCTACAACGAAGGTCAAGAAAGATGTGGTGGCAGCTGCGGGCTTGGGTGGGCTTGACGCGTCTGCCACAGCACAGTCTTCGCCTCCTGCACCTCCACCGGTCGATGACGGTGTTGGCTATCAGCCCTACACACAGCCAAGACCGAAGCCAAGACCGAAGCCCAAAGAGATTCCGATTCAGATCAATGAACCAAAGAAGCCACGTCTGGTGTCTGCGGTTGGGTCGAGCATGTTGGGTGGTGCGGTCATCGCTGCGACAGGTTTGATCACATTCAGTATCTTGGATGACGATGCTGAAGTATTGTTGTTGATCTGATGCCTTATTTCATTACAGACAAAGCGGAGGGCTGCGCAGGTTGGGCAACCATCAAGGATGACGGCGAAGTCATTGGTTGCCATACGACGAAGCAGGATGCGATTGATCAGATGGTGGCCGTGTCGATTGCTGAGGATATGGAACCTGGTGGTGAGCGGGCGTTGCCTGACAACTATCGGCCTGCGTTGTCTCCTGATGTTCCTGAAGGTCGAGCGTGTGGCAACTGCGAGTTCTATAACGAAGATGATGTTCAAGGTGAGGGCGACAATCTGAAGGCTTGGTGTGAGCGTTGGGATGCGTATGTTGATGGCGGTTTCTATTGCAACGCCTGGCAACCTCGTGAACAAGAAGACGAGGATGAGATGGAAGATGAGGTGCGTCAAGTTGCACTCAATCTTCCAACCTACATTCGCAACGCAGCTCGCAAAGGTTTGGACTACTACGGTCAAGGCTTGGCTGGTGACGGCTTGGTCGAGCGCACAGTGCGTGAGGCTCGTGACATGGCCAGAGGTGACATCTCAGAAGACAAGGTGATTCGTGCGAACGCTTGGGGTGCAAGACATCTAGTCGATCTTGATGCACCAAAGAACTCTGATGCTGACAACGATGAGTTCCCTGGTGCCGGTGCGGTTGCGTTCTATCTTTGGGGAATCAATCCGCTTGATCCTGAGCCTGCGATGAATTGGTTTATGTCGAAGGCTGAGCAGATCAAAGATGAACGGGCTGATGCTCCGGCACCGAAGAAGGATCAGATCGTTGGTTCTGAGAAGAATCCTCCAGGTTCAGCGAAGGCTCCTGCTGGTAGTGGCACGATTGAGTTGTCTGAGGCGATTGAGACAGGTTTGAAGAATAAGGCTGATGAACACAATGATTCTGTTGGGGATAACCCTGGCAAGCGGGCAACGGTTGGGATGTTGCGCACCGTGTTCCGTCGTGGTGCTGGAGCGTATTCAACTTCGCATCGTCCAGGTATGACTCGTGATCAGTGGGCTTATGCCCGTGTGAATGCGTTCTTGTATTTGTTGCGCAATGGTCGGCCAGAGAATGATGCTTACATCGGTGACAACGATCTGCTTCCGAAGGCTCACCCCAAATCTTCTAGAATGCTGAGTTCATTTCCTGTTAGTCTTTCAAGCATGGAAGAACAGGTTGAAACACGCCGCGTCACGTTCAACGAGTTTGAGTTGCGAGCAGACAAGTCTGGCGACGGTATGTCGTTCACAGGGTATGCCGCAGTGTTCAATTCTGATTCCGAGCCTTTACCGTTTATTGAGCGGATCGCACCTGGTGCGTTCAATAAGTCCCTGAAGTCTCGGAACAATATCCGCATGTATATGAACCACGATTCAAGCATGCTTCTCGCCACAACACGCGCAAAGACTCTGCGCCTGTCAGAAGATTCCAAAGGTTTGCTCGTGGATGCCAGTTTGCCTGACACAACTGTTGGCCGTGACCTGTCCGTGTTGATGCAACGCAAAGACGTGGACTCGATGTCGTTCGGTTTCACTGTTCCTTCAGGTGGCGACAAGTGGTCTGATGATGGTCAGTATCGTGAACTGCGTCAGATCAAACTCTATGAAGTTTCGGTAGTCACAGGTTTCCCTGCCTACTCGGCCACCTCCGCTTCTGTTCGTTCGTTTGATGCGCTTGCTACCCGTACCGGCATCGACGCTGATCGGCTTGCTGTAGCGATCACGAACCTTGAAGCAGGTCAAACATTGTCACCAGATCACGCAGCTCTGTTGCGTGAAACTGTTGCCAAACTAGAACCAACACCACAGGCTGCGCCAGCCCACATCGGCATCATGGCGAAGCACCTTGAATTGTTGAAGAAGACCGTCTAATCTTCTAGTACTGCATTGTTCAGCGGAGCCGCTGCAATGTTGCTGATTGCGGAGCCGCATCAGGTTGAGTTGAGTTCTCCCTGCGTATCCATATCCGTAATCAAACCGAAAAGAGAAATATCATGAAAGAATATCTAGACCGTCA